ATTTGTTTATCTTGACCCACCATACGATATTAAGGATAATTTATATGGTAGAAAGGGTTCAATACATAAAAAGTTTGATCACGATGACTTCGCAAAAAATTGTGAAATATATAATTCAGAGATGCTTATAAGTTACAATTCAGACCAATTAGTTAAAGATAGATTTAAAGATTGGAATTGTGCTGAATTTGATTTGACATATACAATGCGTTCAGTCGGAGAATATATGAGAAATCAAAAAACAAGAAAAGAGTTACTTCTCTTCAATTACAATACAGGAGTTTTTTAATGGATAAGAGACCATCAGATATGTATCAGGACATGAAGAAACTTAATATGCTCTATGAAGAGATGTGTTGGGATAATGAAGATATTATTGAGTTTTATCCTGACTATGATAGTAATACAATTGTCATCCGAAATAAAACTATGGATGAAGAAATGATTAGCGGATAGTATGTCAGAATTTATTCAACGTCATATCGGACCATCAGAATCAGAACAACGCAAGATGCTTACTGATCTTGGTCTATCAACTATAGATGAATTAGTTAGAGAGATTGTACCTGATTCAATTTTACTTCGTGGTGATAGTAAATTACCAGAGGGTTGTAGTGAGCAACAGGCACTTACAGAATTAAAAGATATTGCAAGTCATAATATTGTTAAGAGAAGTTTGATAGGTCAAGGATATTATGGAACGATTACACCACCAGTAATACAAAGAAATGTATTTGAAAATCCTGCTTGGTATACATCATATACACCATATCAGGCAGAGATATCTCAGGGTAGATTAGAAGCATTATTTAATTATCAAACACTGATTACAGAACTTACTGGACTCCCAGTTGCAAATGCATCATTGTTAGATGAAGGAACTGCAGCTGCAGAGGCAATGTTACTTGCACATAGTCAAAGTAAGAAAAAAGATTTTATAGTTGATGATAAAGTATTTCCACAAACTTTAGCAGTATTAGAAACAAGAGCAAAACCTTTAGGAATCAATATCGTTAAGATTGATTTTGATGCTTCAATACCAATCGCTTTTTTTGCTGATGCTTTTGGAGTTATTGTACAATTACCAAATAGTCACGGTAATTTAAGACATCGAAATGGATTATTAAGATTAGCAGAAGTTTGTAAATGTATGAAAATTGCAATTGTAGATCCAATGGCACAGGTTCTTATGCAACCTGTAGGTGAGTGGGGATTTGATGTTGCAGTTGGTAGTATGCAAAGGTTTGGTGTACCAATGGGATTTGGCGGACCTCACGCAGCTTTCTTTGCAACAACAGACAAATATAAAAGAAAAATACCTGGTAGGATAGTAGGACAGTCTGTAGATGCTCAAGGTAACAAAGCACTACGACTAGCATTACAGACTAGAGAGCAGCATATAAGACGAGATAAGGCAACATCTAACATTTGTACAGCACAAGCTTTACTTGCAAATATGGCAGGATTTTATGCTGCATATCACGGAGCAGAAGGTCTCAAAAGAATTGCAACTCGTATTCTGACTTATCGTGAAATACTTAAAAAAGGACTAACTTGGTTAGGTATTGAAGTTGATGATACAGAGGGATTTGATACAATCCGATTTAAAAGTTTTCTTGCAGTTGAAGGATATAATGTTCGTTATGAAGATGACCATACTATCATCACTTTAGATGAACTTACCACTCTTGAAGAGATACAAACTCTAATTAATTCACAACAAGATTTAGTGAATAAAAATGATACGATTGATCATATTGTTGAATCTGTTGGAAGATACAAATGGAAGTATGTTCCAGAAAGAACAAAACCTTGGTTAAGACAAGATGTTTTTAACAAGTATCATAGTGAAACTGATATGATGAGATATATTAATGAGTTAGTATCTAAAGATTTCTCATTGGTAAATGGTATGATGCCACTTGGTAGTTGCACAATGAAACTCAATGCAGCATCAGAGTTAATGCCAGTTTCTTGGCCAGAGTTTGCAAACATACATCCATTTGCTCCTAAGAAACAAACAGAGGGTTATCAGATTATTATTGATGAGTTAAAAGGTTGGTTATGTGAAATCACTGGATTTGATTCTATATCCCTTCAACCAAATGCAGGATCTCAGGGGGAGTATGCAGGTCTTCTAGCAATACAAGAATATCATAGAAGTAATGGTGATACAAAAAGAAATGTATGTTTGATACCTACAAGTGCACACGGAACGAACCCTGCATCAGCAGTGATGGCAGGTATGAAAATAGTTCCTGTAAAGTGTGATGATGAAGGTAATATAGATTTAAAAGATTTAGAAAAACAAGCAATAATGAATACGTTTGAGTTGTCTTGTATTATGATTACATATCCATCAACTCACGGTGTATTTGAACCAACTATTAAAGACATCTGTAGAATCGTGCACGAAAATGGTGGACAGGTATATCTTGATGGTGCAAATTTAAATGCACAAGTTGGATTAGCAAAACCTTGTGAATATGGAATTGATGTATGCCATATGAACTTACATAAAACATTCTGTATTCCTCACGGTGGTGGCGGTCCTGGTGTTGGTCCGATTGGTGTCGCAGAACATCTTGTTCCTTTTATGAATCATCGTGTATCAGCAGCAATTCAAGGTAGTGCATCTATACTTCCAATCAGTTGGATGTACATAAGAATGATGGGTGCTGATGGATTAAGAAAGGCAAGTGAAATATCTTTACTTACAGCAAACTGGTTAGTGCATCGTATCGAACCATTTTTCAAGGTATTATACAAAGGTAACAATGGAAGAGTCGCACATGAATGTATATTTGATGTGAGACATTTTGATGATATTACTGCTGAAGATGTAGCAAAGAGATTAATGGATTATGGTTTTCACGCACCGACATTATCTTGGCCAGTTACAGGCACAGTAATGGTTGAACCAACTGAAAGTGAGTCTCTATATGAACTTGAAAGATTTGGTGCAGCAATGGTAAGTATCCGTAGAGAGATTGACAAGAATAAAGATATCTTGAAAAACTCACCTCATACTGCAAGGGTTGTAAGTTCAGACAAATGGGAGTATAATTATAGTCGTGAAGAGGCAGCATATCCCGCCAATCAAACTAATAAGTTTTGGCCAGCGATATCACGAATCGACAATGTTTACGGAGATCGTAATCTTGTTTGTTCTTGTGCAAATTATTTTGATAATGAAGATGGAACTAAAAGACTGGTTGAACTCAATTAACCAAACAAAGAAAAATTTAATAGATGAAGACCCTTCGGTAGAGAAAGATTACCCACCTTATATAATCAATCGTTGTTTCTCTGGACACTTAGATGCTATCCTTTTTGCCAATGAAATGAATAGGTATAATTTCTTACCAAAGCGTATGCAATACGACTTTTATATAAATACCCTCAGAACTAAGAAGAGATTCTCTCCTTGGCTTCGTAAGGATATGGTCAAAGACCTTGATTATGTAAAACGTTATTATGGTTATAGTAACGAAAAAGCAAAACAAGCTTTGAAAATTCTGACAAAAAAACAACTCAACTTTATAAAATCTAAATTTGATACTGGAGGAGCGAAATGAGTGTTGTTAAAGAACCTGTCGTCACATGGTCTCCTGACCAAATGATTGAAGTTACATTAAATGAACCAGATGATTTCCTAAAAGTCAGAGAAACTCTCACAAGAATTGGTGTAGCAAGTAGGAAAGAGAAGAAGATATATCAAAGTTGTCACATACTTCATAAGCAAGGGAGGTATTATCTTGTCCACTTTAAAGAACTTTTTGCTCTTGATGGAAAACACGCTAACCTTACTTCTAATGATGTTCAGCGTCGCAACCGTATTGCTCAGCTTCTTGCTGATTGGGGCCTCATAGGGATAGTTGATGTTACTAAGATACAAGATATTGCTCCTTTGAATCAAATCAAAGTATTAGCATATAGAGACAAAGATGACTGGATACTTGAAACAAAGTATAATATAGGTAGCAAGAAGAAAAAAGTTGACGAGTAATTTATCCGTTGCAATCAAGGATCGTCTCTACTATACACTAGGGAAAAGACCTGAGACTGCTTCATCACATGATATCTACATGGCATTGTGTTATGCTATAAGGGATAGGATGATAGACTATCATCTTGCACCTGAGGTTTGTACTATAGAAAAACAAGTATCATATCTCTCTGCAGAGTTTTTGATTGGCCCGCAGTTAGGAAACAATCTTTTAAATTTGGGTGTATATAAAGAAGCAGAAGAAGCAGTAAAGGATTATAATACAACATTAGATCAGGTGCTAGAATTAGCAGAAGAACCAGGATTAGGTAATGGTGGTCTTGGTCGTCTTGCTGCATGTTATATGGAGTCTCTTGCGACTCTTAAAGTACCTGCTACTGGTTATGGTATAAGATATAAATTTGGTATATTTAAACAAGAAATAAGAGACGGACAACAAATAGAAGTTACTGATAACTGGTTACATGGAGATTGGCCATGGGAAATGTGTTATCCTGATGAGTCTTGTTTTATTGGATTTGGTGGTTATGTAGAACACTATACATCTGATAGAGGTAATCATAGAGTACGTTGGGTTCCTGCTGAACAAGTAGTTGCTGTACCTTATGATGTACTGCAGTTGGGATATAGAGTTGATAGTTGTAATAGACTAAGACTATGGAGAGCAGATGCTACTGAGATATTTGATTTCTATGCATTTAACATAGGTGACTATCTTGGATCAGTAGAACAAGGAGTACAATCAGAAACTATATCTAAGGTTCTTTATCCTAATGATGGTACAGATCAAGGAAGACAACTTAGATTAAAACAACAATTCTTTTTTGTAAGTGCGTCTCTTCAAGACATGATTCGTAACTTAGAAAAGTGTGGAGTACCTTTAGAAGAGTTTCCAAATAGATATCAAGTACAACTTAATGATACTCATCCTTCTATTGCTGTTGCAGAATTGATGAGATTACTTGTAGATGATAAACATTTTGATTGGGATACTGCATGGGATATAACAACTAGATCTATAGCATATACAAACCATACTCTTCTTCCAGAAGCATTAGAAAAATGGGATCTTGGTTTATTCAAATATTTACTACCAAGACATTTAGAAATTATCTATGAGATCAATACTAGGTTCTTACAAACAGTAAGATTGAAATATCCTGGTGATGAATCTATGTTAGGTAAGTTATCTATTATTGATGAGTCTGGTAATAAGTCAGTTCGTATGGCTCATCTTGCAACTGTGGGATCTCATCATGTTAATGGTGTTGCAGCATTACATTCAGAATTGATTAAGACAAACTTAATGCCTGATTTCTATGACTTGTGGCCTCATAAGTTTACTAACGTAACTAATGGTGTTACTCCACGTAGATGGGTATCTCCTATGATTAAGAATTTTTTAAATGAATATGTTGGTGAAGATTGGATAACCAATATGGATTCTCTTAATACATTGGAGGCAAGCCAATATGATGTAGAAGCATTAGAAAAGATCGAACAAACTAAGTTACTTGGTAAACATGATCTATCTGTTTACATTCAAGATAATCTTGGTATTACTGTTGATCCTTCAAGTATGTTTGATGTTCATGTTAAAAGAATTCATGAATATAAAAGACAACATCTTCGTGCTCTTGAAGTTATTGTACAGTATCTTCGCATTAAGAATGGACAGACAGATAATATTGTTCCACGCACGGTAATCTTTGGTGGTAAAGCAGCACCAGGTTATTACATGGCTAAGTTGATTATTAACTTTATTTGTAATATTGCAGAGGTAGTTAATAATGATCCAGATAGTAAGGATCTTTTAAAAGTTATATTCTTACCAAACTATAGTGTAAAGTTAGGAGAGAAAGTATATCCTGCTGCTGACTTATCAGAACAGATATCCACTGCAGGTAAAGAAGCATCAGGTACAGGAAATATGAAGTTCCAGATGAATGGTGCTCTTACAATAGGAACACTTGATGGTGCTAATGTAGAGATTCGTGATTTAGTAGGTGCAGAAAACTTCTTCTTATTTGGTAAGAATGAAGAAGAGATTGGTGAACTGCAAAAGAATCATTATGATCCACAACATTATATTGGTACAGAACTAGGTGAAGCAATACGTCTTATTGAGGGTGGTCATTTTAGTGCAGGTGATAGAGATATGTTCTCACCTTTAATACACAATTTAACAAATCATGATCCATTTTTTGTGATGGCTGACTTTGAAGATTATATCAATGCTCAAGATAAAGTTAGTCAGGCCTGGACAAATAAGGATACATGGAATAGAATGTCATTATTGAACATCGCAAGATCTGGTTTCTTTTCTTCTGATAGATCTATAAAAGATTATTGTGATAGAATTTGGAATATAAATGATAACTAATTTAGCATATTGGTATTTTCCTAACATTTTTTCATCTGAACAGTTATCACAAGTACATGAGATGTTTTCTCAAGTAACAGTAGATGCAGAAGATGAAGCTGCTATTGGTGTAACTAAGATAGCAAAAGTTAAAATGGCTCAATGGATTCATTTTAAAGAATCATTTGATCCATTAGAGCAAGCATTCTTAAGAATTAATCAAGAACAGTTTGGTTATAATATTTGGCCTCAATATGATGCTAATTATATAAGATTAAATGAATATTCTAGTCAGCACAAAGGAGAGTATGGTTGGCATTGTGATGGATCTAATAGTGAAAAGTATGATATTAAATTCACAATGTTAGTTAATGCTTCACTTGAACCATATGAAGGAGGTAAATTCTTTATATTTGGTAACGGTGGAGAAAGAGAAGTTGGAGAGCTTGCCGAACCAGGTAATGTTGTTATACTTAAATCAAGTATTCCTCATAGAGTTACTCCAGTAACAAAAGGGAAAAGACATAGCATAACACTTTTTTATTCAGGCCCCAAATTTCAATGAGAAAATTTATTTTTGATGTTGATGGAACATTAACTGAAAGTCGTCAACAAATTACTACATCATTTGAAGCAGAGTTTCTTATATTTTGTTGTAAGTTTCCCACGTACATAGTTACTGGTAGTGATCATGCTAAAACTATAGACCAACTTGGAAGAGATATCCTTACCAGATGTGCAGGGATATTTAATTGTTCTGGTTCAGATGTATATCAACAGGATAAATTTGGTACAGCAGATGCACCCTATAAAAACATTTATAAGTCAGATTGGGAACCACCTGATGAACTGACTAAGTTTCTTAATGATGAATTAGACTTTAGTACATTCCCAAAT